ATCGCGGACATCGAAACAGACTTGCTTGAATACGCCGACTTTGAAGAAGTTGCCAGCGTAGCACGCGCCAGACTGTTTATGACTGCCGCCAAGCGTTGGCTGATCCTGCGGGCTGACTCAGCGTCCAGCAATTCGCAGTCGATGAGCATCGGCAAAGCGTTCGTGGAAAATCTGCTGATTCGCGCTCAGGCGTACGTATCTGCCAACGGCACGTCCGCAGCATCAGGCCGAACAAAGTTCTTGCACGTCGGGGGTTTCTTCCGATGAGCAGATCCAAGCCGATGAACATCGCCAGCGCGTTCGACGCGATTCGAGCCGATTACGACGCGACACGTCAAAGCCGATTCATTCGCCGCCGTACTGGAGTTGCTCCACAAGGCGGAAACGCTGACTATCACTTTCGAACCGAAATAAAGTATTACGATCTGATCGAGCAAGCTCGCGACATGGATCGCAATGACGGTCTTGTCGGATGCTTGGCGGATCGTCGCGTCGATAACATTGTTCAGCAGGGGTTCGCTCTCGACGTGAAGACAGGCGACAAGGCTCTTGACCTAGACCTATGGGAGCGATGGCAGGACTTCGCGAACGATCCAGAGCAATGCGACATTGCTGGAGAACTATGCTGGCATGAGATTGAGCGACACGCCAGCCGTGCTGAATCAATTGACGGTGATATCATCATCACCGGCACCGAAGAGGGATCGTTTCAAGCGATCGAAGCTCACGCGATCCAGACTTCGACGAAGATCGAAAACACATTTCTCGGCGTCACTCGCAACCAATACGGGCGGCGCGAACAGTATCACGTCAGATACGACACGAATGAGTTCGGAGGCAAAACAGCGTCTGAGCCGATCGACGTTCGCGACGAGGACGGCATCCGTCAGTTGTTCCATGTCTACAACCCGAAGCGGATCAGTATCACTCGCGGCGTCACACAACTGGCCCCAGTGTTTGCGTTGAGCGGAATGCTTGAAGATATCAATTTTGCGAAGCTGGTGCAGCAACAGATCGTTAGTTGTTTTGCGATCTTTCGCAAGCTGGCGGCCGGATCACAGGACTTGCCAAGCGTTGATGGAATCTATGGCGAGCCGGGTACTGAGAACACACAAGTCGGGACGCGACAACTCGAAGGCATTTCGCCCGGCATGGAGATCGTCGGCCGGGCTGGTGAAGAACTCACTGGATTCAGTCCAGCCGTTCCGAATAGCGAATACTTCCAGCAGGTTAAGCTGATCCTACAAATCATCGGAGTCAACTTCGGGTTGCCGCTTTGCCTTGTCTTGATGGATGGCAGCGAGACGAATTTCAGCGGATGGCGTGGAGCTGTTGACGAGGCTCGCAAGGGGTTCGTGGCGGATCAGGAAAACCTTGTTCGCCGCTTGCACAAGCCAGCGTATCAATGGTGGCTAAATCGCCAGATTGAAGGCGACACCTCGCTGAAAAAGTTCCAGAAGAAAGCCGGGATCAAAATCCTCGGTCACAAATGGAACCTGCCGACATGGTCATATATAGAGCCGGTGGCGGACGCTGAGGGCGACGCTAAGCAACTGCGAAATGCCCTCACCAGTCCCCGCCGGATGCACGCCGCGCGAGGCAAGGACTGGGAAACGATTGCCGAAGAAATCATCGAAGACAACGTTTACGCCATCGAGCGGGCTCAGAAGCAAGCCGACGGACTCAATGCGAAATTCCCTGGCGGACCGATGCTGACATGGCGTGATTTGATTGCACTTCCAATGCAGGAAGGCGCAACGATCGCAATGCAAGATCCAGCGGCGATGGCGGCGGCACAGGACGCGGCAAAGAAACCTGCGGACGTCAAGCCGGTGGCAAAACGAAAGCGAGAGGTGAAGCCATGAAAGAAATCAGAATTGATGGAGTAATCGGCCAGGGCGAGGGTGAAATCTCAGCCGCTGCCATTCGCGCAGAACTTCCAGAGAACGGCACCGATTCGATCAGAATCTCAATGCACAGCGAAGGCGGCTCTGTTTTTGAGGGGTTCGCAATCTATGACATACTCGCGAAATACTCAGGGCCGAAAGTTATCGCCGTTGAGTCAACAGCATTCAGCATTGCTTCATTCATCGCGATGGCGGGCGATGAGGTCGAGATGTCACCAAATGCCTATTTCATGCTGCATAATCCGCGAATTGAAATCGAAGGCGACGATGAGGAATTATCCAAAACATCGTCCATGATAACCGATCTGAAGACAAACATGGTCAACGCTTATGCTCAACGCACGGGCAAGACGACTGACGAAATTCAGGGCATCCTGAAGGCTGAAACGTACTTTAACGCGACTGATGCTATAGCCTTTGGGCTTGCGGATCGAGTCACACAATCACCAGTAAAAGGCCGGGCGTTCGCTCAGCTTGCATCCATGCCGCATGGAGTTGTAACTGCACTATTTGGTGCGGGCTCTGGCGGTGACACCGACTCGAAGAAAGGTCACAAAATGACTGAGTCTGTACCTGTTGCCGCCACGGTTCGCGAGATCCGTTTGGCATACCCAAAGGCGAAAGCCGATTTCGTTTTGTCATGTCTAGAAAAGGCAATGCCGATGGCGTCGGTCGCTTCAGCAGCCGCTGAAGAGATGATGAAAGAAAACGAAGATCTGAAAACGGCCAACGCGGCGATGACGGAGGAGCTGACGGCACTTAAAGCCAAAGCAATGGAAGTTGATCCTGCTGAACCGGATGAAGATGACGTGGCAGCAAAGGCCAAGGCAAAAGCGGAAGGCGACGACGAAGAAGAAAAGATCGAAGCCAAAGCCAAGGCCAAAGGAGTGAAGCCAGTCGCCAGGGGAACTGCCGGTCGTCCATCCGCAAAGGCTCGCTGGGACGAGGCTGTCGAATCTTCGATCACGAAATGCGGCGGCAACAGAATGAAGGGCGTCGCGATGGCCAGCAAAAACAATCCTGGTCTTCGTGAGTCAATGCTCACGGAAGTCAACGCCCGATAATTCGCGGCCAACGTGGCAGCGGAATGAATCAACAGAACCTCTTTGAGGAATAAATAAAATGTCACAACAGTTTGACTCAGGCACGATACCGATGACAGCAGACGCTGCCATTGCTCAGTTTGCCCGTGTTATTTTTGAAGCCGATGGACGGTGCGTAACGGCCGGTGTAGCACAAGTAGGCGACGGGATCGCACAGACTGCGGCACTAGCAGCAGGCGACGTGATCAGCGTTAAGACATGGAACAGCAGCGGAACATTTAAGATGATCGCGATTGAGGCTCTTGCCGTCGCTTCTCCACTGTACACCGAAGCTTCTGGCAAGGTGCAAGATACCGCCGCCTCAACCTCGTTTCTGTTCGCAAAAGCTCTCGAAGCGGCTACAGCGGACGGAGATATCATCGAATGCGTTCTGCGACACGGCACACCAGTCGCAGTCGCGTAATTGAAGCCCGATGCGTTCCCCGGTGGAGATGGCCATCGAAGCCGGGGGACTTTACTTTATGTTTCTAAATCGCGTTGCATCGGGAAGAAAGAAATGCAATGCCTAGTCCAACAACCAGTCTGGCAACCCAACGCCCAGACCTGGCCACGTTCCTTGAATTTGACCTGGAGTCTGAAAAAGCTGGCTACGTCGCAACGCAGGTGTTTCCTGTAATCGACGTGCAGAGCCAAGCCGGTTCATTCGGAAGAATTCCGCTTGAACAACTGCTGCAACAGCGGGACACGAAGCGTGCTCCTGGCAGCGGATACGCTCGCGGAAACTGGACGTTTACCACTTCCTCCTATGCGACGGAAGAACACGGTGCTGAAGAACCAGTGGACGACCGTGAGGCGAAGATGTACGCGGAGTATTTCCAGGCTGAGCAGGTCAGCACAATGCGGGCGTTTTCGTCCGTGTTGCGGAATGGCGAACAACGCGTCGCGGACAAAGTGTTCAACACGACGACCTGGACAGGAGCGGCTTTGGCAACGACCACGGCGATTGCGTGGGGAACAATTGCAACCGCTGTTCCATTGACAAACGTCGAGGCGGCTGTCCAGAAAGTTTACGACAACTCTGGCTTGTGGGCGAACGCTTTGGTTATCAATAAGAAGACGTTCCGCAACTTGCGGAACACGCTTCAGGTAATCGATCGAATCGAAGCTAATGGCTCGGGTTCAGCAGCCAAAGCCAGCGACGTAACGATTGAAATGTTGAAGGCCGCATTTGACCTCGAACATGTGATTGTCGCGGGCACAAGCCGTAACAGCGCCCGCGAAGGCCAGAATGCAACGCCGGTTCAGATTTGGGGCAGCCAGTATGCAATGGTGTGCCGAATTTCAACCAGTGCCGATATGCGAGATCCTTGCATCGGCCGGACGTTCCACTGGTCTCAAGACGGGTCGTCAATCGGCGGCACGGTCGAAAGCTATCGAGAGGAACAAGTGCGTGCGGACATTATCCGTGTTCGTAACGATGTGGCCGAAGTCGTGCTATACCCTGAGGCTGGCCATTTGCTTGTGATTGGTTAAGGATCACTGAGTGACTTTGTTTGATGATCACTTTGCCGCTACCGCATTCCCCGGACTGTTAGATCAGTTCGGGGAGTCGGTAACGTATTGGCCATTCGGACGGGCAAGCCGAACGATAAAGGCAATTATCGATCGTAGCCCACCTTCAGTATTCGACGCGGCCGGTAACGCTGTTTTGCCGACGGCGGTGATTCAGGTTTACAACTCGGCCACGTCCGGAATTTCATCAAAAGAACTCGACAGCGGGGCGGATGAAATCGAGATGATTCTAAAACTCGGTGAAACAGTCTCGAAGCGTGTCAGCGTTATGGTGCTGCTGTCACAAAGTGGCGGCGTCACTCAATTGGCGGTGACATGATGACAGAGCCAATCGCTGAACAGATCATGGTGAAGCTAAGGGAACGGGTTGAGAAAACGTTTCGGGCGTATCGCTCAACACGGGTCGCGACATGGATGCCGAAGGATCAGGTGACGCACATTTTTCAGGGCAATTTGACGGCAAACGATTCGATCAGTTGCCCTGGAAATCCACCAGCAAAAGGCTGGACTCTGGAAGCGGCGGTGGCAGGAATAGCCAAGCCATCGGACAGAGACACAGTGCCGATCGACACATACAAAAATCGACTCGGGGCCGACATCCTGAACGCGATCACGAACGCAAGCCTGTGGCACAACTGGGACGGACTCGCGGTCAATACGGACATGAGCGACGTTGAGGATTTTTCAGGCACGGATGGTTCAGCATCTGGCGTGATAGTGAAGTTGGCGATTCATTTTCGAGTCTCGGAGACAGATCAATACACAGCGAGGGCGTAATGATTTCCATTGAAGTTAACGCCAAACAACTGACGGAACTGCGGGAGGCTTGCGGCAAAGCAAAAAAAGACTTCTCGAAGGAGCTGGCGGCGGCCATTAACGACACAGTCAAGAAGACGAAAACGAACATCAGTAAGGAAATCCGAAGCGTCGTTAATGTGAAGAAAGCGGCAATAGATAAGGCGATCAGTGTCAAAGGCAAAGCAACAGCACAATCCCTGCGTGGTGCGGTTTCTCTCAGAAAAGAGGCTCGTATCGGACTGCAACATTTCGGGGGTCGGCAGAACAAAAGTGGAGTCAGTTACAAGATCAGTAAGCAGGGCGGGCGCAAAAGTATTGCCGGTGCGTTCATGGGGGCGAAGCCTGGGCAACTGGCTCCAAAACTTTACGGTGGCGTGTTCAGGCGAGCGGGCAAAACAAGGCTTCCGATCGTCAAATTGTACGGAGTGTCACCATTCGGGGCGTACGTAAAAAACGACTTAGATGAAGCGGAAGTCGTCTTCATCAACAAAAATCTTCAGAACCAAATGGATCGACGAATCAAACTTAATGTTCTCAGAGCCAACGGGCTCGTCTCGAACTAGGAATCAAACACCATGACACTTCTACGACGTCGCTCAGTTTTTGCAGCCAAGACTGAAACCACTGTAGGGACTGAAATTGCTTTAACCGGCGCGGATGGCGTTTACAACGCACGCGACTTTATGATTGAGCCAGGCATCGGCATGACTCGCCGCGAAGGACAGGGCGGTTTCAACTATCTGAAATCGATTCCTGAGGGCATGATGGGCACCTGTAAAATCGTCCACGATCTTGCGTACGACGGGACAAACATTCCAACATGGGCAAGCGTGCTTCTTCCAGCGTGCGGCTGGGTTGATACTGGCGGGCTGTTCTCGCCAGTGAGTCAGGGGCCGGGCGGCGGCGGAGTAAAAACGCTCACGATCGGGCACTACTTCGACGGAAAAATGAAGAAGCTCACTGGGGCGATGGGAACGTGGGTAGTGACATGCCCAACTGGAAAAGTGGCTCAAATTGAGTTCACTTTCACTGGCAAATATTTCGAGAACGAAACAGATATCGCCCTGATCGCTCCGACATATCCGACGGATCCACCATTGCGTTTTGCTGACGGTGGAATCACGTGGAGTGCAGTCGCGATATGCACCGCCAACGTCACTATCGACGCAGGAAATTCTGTCATCATGCGAGAGTGTGCCGAGGCAGGCAACCGGACAGGATTCAAGTCCGCTGTCATCACTGATCGCGTGCCTGTCATCACAGCAGATCCTGAAGCCGTCCTGGTCGCAACAGAAAACCGAGACTCTCAATGGCTCGCGTTCACAGCGGCGGCAATGGTCGTCACGCTCAACACGACAAGCGGGGCTATCGTCTTCACGGCAGCGGCGGCGCAAATCGAAGACAAGAAAAATGGAGACCGTAGCGGTCTGATCACGGACGATCTGAAATTCCTCTGTACTGCCGGTGCAACGGCCGATACGGAACTCACAATCAACTTCACATAACGGAAACAAATGCCTCGAAGTCTTGATCCTTCCAGCCGTCTTACGATGGTTCTCGCCTGCGATGTCGATAAGCCGACAGAGACGCAGCCGCGAATCTTCGCTCGATGCTTGACGCTCAATCAGCAACGAAAGTTGATGATGGCCATGGCTCGAATGCAACAGGCCGCAGATCCGAATGAGAAGATTGAATCGGCAATGGATGCGGCGGAAGTCTGTTTGATCGGCTGGGAAAACATGATAGACCCGGCGACACAGCAGGCGATTCCGTTCGGACGCGAAACGATCGGGGACGTGCTCACTATTGAAGAATTGGTTGAGGTGTTTAGTGCCGTGACGTCGGCATCGACGCCAACAGTGAGCGATAAAAAAAAATTAGAGTTGCCGCCCTTGTCAGAAGCGGCGAACTCTGTAAATCATGCGTAGGGAAATGCCGGGATATTGTCAGCGAGAAGCAACCGGCGGAGGTGGAATGCCCAGGGTGCAATGGCGACGGGTGCGATGAATGCGAAGACGGATATTTCACTGTTTCAGAATGCCCTTCAAAATTCATCGGTCAGGAAATGATTGAAGACATCAGGGTTGTTTCATCGTGTGAAAATCATCTGCCGGTGGCTGGTGGATTACTCGACCAGTCTGCGTGGTGGTTTGAGATGCGACAGTTGTTGAGATCCGAAGAAAATCTAATCCAAGGCGAACAGAGCAAGCGGCGGAACTCATGAGCACTAACGGTATCGATTTTGTAATCGGAGGAGAGGACAACGCAACGCCCGCGATGTCGTCCGTCGAAAAGTCTTTGTCTAAGTTGGAACACGCAACACAATCTCTTGCGAAAGGTACAAAGGATCTTCAAGACCCATATGAAGACATGATTAGTCAATGGGTCCTGGCAGAACAGATGGCAAAATCGGCAATACAACCGATGGAGAGACTGGAAATCAAAACGCATCAGCTTGAAAAAGCCACGTCATCAATGTCTGGTGCAACAAATACTTCAGCGAGCGCACTTTCTCGCATGAACGGAGCGTATGCTGCTATTGTTGCTGCTGTCGCGGCGGCGGCGGCGGCTATCTTCGCGGCGGTTAAAACAACTCAGGCGGCAAGCGCAGCGTACGACGCACAAACCGAAGCCGTGCGAAAACTCGACAGCGCATTGCGTCTACGCGGGGCTAGTGCAGCATCGTCGCAGATGCAGGACATGGCCACGCAAATGCAGAAGTTGACGGGTGTCAATGACAACGTCACGCTCGGATTGATGCAGCAAGCCGGAAGCATGGGATTCTCAGCCGACAAGATGGACGATGCAGCCAAGGCTGCTATCGGTCTTTCCTTCGCGATGGGAAAAGACGCATCGAGCTCAATGAATGACATGAAAGCGGCATTGGAAGGAAATTTTGACGCATTCACGCAGGTCAATCCGCAGATAATGTTTATGCGGACAAACCAAGAAAAACTAGCGGCAGTGATGGCGATAGCAGGACAGGGGCTAAGCGATCAGGCCGGGGATATGAACACCGTAGCAGGCTCATCGCGGCGTGCTAATTCGGCGTTCGGGTCACTGATGGAATCTATCGGTGCGATCTTGGCACCGATCCGGGTGCTGATTTCGGCAGGATGGGAGCAGATGGCGACATCGCTGGAACAGATTTTTGTTCCAGCAGTTGAATACGCAACGCAGATTTTGGCGAACATTGGGCCAATGATAGATTGGGTAAAGGAAAAAGTTGTTCAGGGTCTGAACCTGATGATCGGGGCGTTCACATTTTTCGAAGTGATTCTAACAAACCTCGACAGCGTGTGGGCTATCGTCGTCGCGCAGGCTGAACTCTACATGCTTCAGATCGCTGGTGCCGTCATGCACGCCCTGACGGTCGTGATACCGGCCTATGCCGCATGGTGGGCCGAAAACTTCGTCAACATCTTTCGCGATGCTCTCATGTTGGTGTTCACGGTTGTCGTGAATCACGTCACGAAGATAATCGATGCCCTCACGGCTCTTTGGGATTTCATCGCATCCGGCGGCACGTCCGACATTCTTGGGCAGCTCGGGGAAATCTCTGGCCGAAGCTACCTCGAAGGATTCGAGTCATCACTGACGGCACTCCCCGAAATCATGGGCCGCACAATCACGGACCGCGAAAAGGAATTGCAGGCGACGATCGGAACCATCGGTGGTGATTTGGGGGACGAGTTCGCACGGAAAATGAAAGAGCGAATGCTCAGCGTCGGTGATTCGCTCGGCGGCGAGTTTGATTCACTGAATAAAATCGATTTGAAAAACAGGCCAAATCAGGTCATGCAAGGCATTAACGCGCAGGAAAGCAGACTACTAACGCGAGGTCCTGGCAGTATGACACTACAGCAGACAATGCAGCAAATGATCGGCAGGATGGACCTGCTGATTAATAAAACTCAAAACAACGGAACGGCCGATCGAAACGACAATAAAGAAACGATCGACACGATCAAGAAAAACAAACAGGATCGAATCAACTTGGTGCCAGTCCCATGAGTGTAATCAACGTAACAAAGATGTGGTCTAAGTCCGGCGGAAACTTCACGTCGATAAAGTACGTGGACTATGCCACGAAAGTTTCGATAACTGAAGGCTATCAAGTTCTCGCGGAGATCGGCGACGACGCATCAACAATTGAGCAATCTCTTTTGCTGCCCAGGCATGGTTCACAGCATCCAAGCGGTCGATTGGCGTACGTCAGCGGAATTCAAGTTGAGCCGTTTGGGCCAATTTTCTGGACGGCCATAGTGAGTTACGAAGGCGACATGGAGGAAGACGCTGTTGAATTGGACTGGAGCGACGCAACTACAACTGAGCCAATCGATAGAGAATGGAGCGGGCGCGCGATTGTGACGATCAATAACGAGCCGGTCGAGGGATTATCGACGGACATCAGCGACCAAGTACTAACGATTCGCCGCAAGGTCTCTTTCGTCGACACTTATGCTCTCGGGATCTATCGACGCTCCACAAACTCGGATACGTACCTTGGATGGCCACCAGGGACCGCGCATCTTGTTGGGTATGCGGTGAAATCAAGATTGCTCAATAACGTACTCGTCGAAAAATACGACGTCACGGCAAGGATTCAATTCCGAATCCCGTACGCAAACACGACACCAGCGCAGGCGTGGTACAAGCGATGGCGGCACGAGGGACTTTGGGTCAATCTTGGCGGAGTTATACAGCGGGCTCACGATGGGCAAGGGCAGGAATCACCGAAGCCAGTACTGCTCAAAGCCGACGGCACTCGGGAAACAAACCCCGACAACGCGATTTTTATTCACTCGCAAGTTTACGGATCACTTCCTTATGGAAGTTTGGGGTTATTATGACAAATCAAGTCAAGCTACTTCAGCGTTTTCAATATTGGCGAGCGTCCGTGCAAGCGGTGGCGACACCGCAGATTGAAACGACGACCGACACGACATCAGAACTATACATTACCAACACGCAACTGGTCGGAGTGGCTCACGAGCTAGTTGCAGTTGCGGACATCACTGACGATGCAATGATGATCGTCGAGAATCTACACGCGACGGCGGTGGTGAAAATCGGCGGCGACGAAACTGGCACCTTTATCCCGTGGATCGTAATCCCTCCGGGCGGGCCATCTGCTGTCTTGCCTCGCGCGGCCTCGCTGGCTTCCGTGTATCTGATTTCTGACATTGCCGCCACGCCGATCCGAGTGACGCTTGTTAGGATCGCATCGTAATGGCCGAGATGTCTGAAATCGGAGTTTTCACACCACGACAGGCTCGTTTGTTGTGGGATGAATACCTACGCCGACAGCAGGCAAGTTACAACGTCACTAATAATTACAATGTGACGAAAAACACATACGAAACATCGCCGCATCGCGTGTTCGTGAAAAACACTTCGTCAGAAATCATTCCGCCGTATGCCTGTATGCGGATCACGGGCGTTGAAGTTGTCGGCGGCCGGACTGCGATCAAGGTTGAAAAACCGACATCTGTTGATGGTGAGTTTCTTTTCAACTCGCAATTTTCAATTGCAATTCCCAGCGGTACCGAAACGGGCGTTGGCTGGGCGTATCGATTTGGCCAGGTGTTGATGCTCGGTGATGAGCCAAGT